AGATACAATACGTACTGACTCTGCACGTTGGTTTGCATTAGTTGATGTGTAAAATCTTATACTACCTGAATTTGAATCGTGGTTATCAGTTACTAATAATATTTTTGTTAATTCAAGACCATCTTTATCCATACCCACTATACCACCTGCAACACCATTGGTTGTGCTTAAATTTCTAAAGTCAATAGCAAGGGCTGAATTTTCTCCAGTATGGTTTGTGGTAGCGTTTGTACCTACTAATAATACGGCAGGTACTGTGTTTGTGTTAAATTTAGCTGTTCCATCAACGTGTAAAGTAGCATCAGGACTTGAAGTTCCTATACCAAAATTTCCACCATTAGTAAAATAATTATGTTCACCACTTCTTGCTTCAAGACGAACTACTGCTGTACCTCCACTTGTAATTAAAGATAGCAATCCCTCACCAGCATCTTCATATAAAAGATTTCCACCAGATGATGCTTCAACATCTAAAAGACTTGTTGGGCTTGTAGTTCCTATACCAATTCGCCCATTCCCAAGTATAGTCATAGCAGTAGTACCATCATCACCAACTACAAATTTCATAGCTTGAGAAGCTGCTGTTGCGTTATGGTCGTAAGCTATATGACCTTTTGTAGTAGTACCAGCTTTAAAGTTTATATAAGAATCAGCTCCTTCATTTGCATCAGAAGATATATCTAGATTAGCGTGTCCATGAGTATTGCTATTATCCCAAGAACCAACAGTAAGCCTTTCTGTTATCTTTACATCACCACCACCTGCTTCTCCTATTTGAAGATTATCACTAGCATTAATTTTAATTAATTCTTTAGCACTACTACTTGTGTTGTAGCCAACAAGTGCTTTGTTATTTCCTTTGATATATATATTACCATATATAAAATCAACAACATTTGTACTACCTGTATACAATGAAAGAGAATCTGTGCCAAAAGAAAGATAAGTATCTGTATCTCCTGAGTGTATAATTTTTTGAGGTATAGTTAAGTCGCCACCAAGAGTTAATGAGCTAAGAGTACCAACTGATGTTATTTGGGTTTGCGCTGCGTCTACGTTGAGAGTATTTGTAGCTAAAGTAATTCCTGTTCCTGCCGCTAACTGTGTCTTAGACATAGCAATAGCAGCTGAAGCATTTAAATCAGCATTTACTATACTTCCATCAGTAATATCAGCGGAGACAATAGTATTATCCCCAATCTGAATTGCTTGTTCTGCAGGTTTATAGCCATAATAAGCCACTAGACATCCATCTCCATAAGTGATACGATTACATCTACTGAAGTTCCTGCACTAGCTTTCGCTTGAAGAACATCGGTTGTTTGTAATACGAGTTTGTTACCTTGCATAATTTCTAAAGTACTACCTGCGGGTAGAGGAGCACCTTTTAACAAATAAGAGTTAGCGTTAGTTTCTGTGTCACTAGTATCTGATACAACTAAGACATCTGAAGTTACTGCACTTCCTGTTTTGTTTGCTAATGATATACTAAGAATAATTGCAGTTTTACTAGAAGGTACTGTATACACTGCAGCTAAACTAGTAGTTAAACTAGCTTTTGTTTTTAGTTTGAATGTGTTAGCCATAACCTATCCTAACGCAATCGCAAGAGCAGTCGCTTGGTCGTCTACCCCTTGAGAGTCTACAATTTCACGAATAGTGTTTCCTGAATCTTTAAAATAAAGTTTCCTTACACTTGCATGATAATTAATAGCCACTTCTCCACTAGATAAATCACTAGTTCCTGGGGCGGGACTACTTGTATTGCTTCTATTTTTTAATACTATTGTATTCGCCATTAATTCCTCCTATTAGAATGTTCCACCATTAATTGTTGCACCATCTAAAGCACCAGCCAATGTTAAAGCTGTAAATTTAGCATTACCAACTGTTCCACTCATTATTTGAGAGCCTGATTCTGTACTATCAGGGATAAAGGTAAAAGTAGAATCTGATTCATCAAATCCAAAGAAACCAACTTTAGCAGCACTTCCATTGTGCCATGCAAAAGCAATACCCTTGTCTTTGTTGTCATCTGATGCATTACCATCACCACCAAGTCTGAAAATCGGGTCGTCAACAGTTACGACTGTACTATTTACTGTCGTAGTTGTACCATCAACCTGTAAATTTCCTGCGATAATAACTTCCCCACCTGAGGCGTTTAAAGTTAAATCTCCACTTGATGTAGTAATTGTATTGTCGGTAGCGGCTCCAACTGTGATATTTCCTGCAGTAACTCCTGCGAATTGAACATCACTATTCGTTGCGACTGCTTGTCCTATAGCAATTGTTGGTTGAGTAGCTTCACCTGAATTATTTGTAACGGTTATCCCTGTACCTGCTGTAAGATTTTGTACGAAGTTACCTGTTGTTTCAGTTCCTAGAATTACACCATCATCTTTAATCGTAACAACTCCACTTGAAACTAAGAAATTATCAGTATGAAAAGCTGCGATTCCTTTTGCAGAAGCTGTTGCGAAAATATCTGAATCTGTTTGGTCTACTGCGAGTGTTCTTCCTCTAGCACTTTCGCTAGAAGCTGCACTCATTGTTATTCCATCCCCAGCTGTTATATCATCTAGGGTTGGCAAATGGGCTGTTACTACACTGGAATTATTATGTCTTCCAATGTATAATTTTCTACCATATTGGTCTAACGCCATTTCGCCTGACGCTAATCCACTAGGCACAGAGCTGGCACCATTATTAGCAGCTCTTTTTATTTGTATGACATTAGCCATTATTTACTCCTGTTATTATTAACTAAATGTTCCACCATCTAAGGTAGAAGCTCCGTCTACATGGACTTCATTCCATGAGTCTTCATCTCTGATGTACATTACATCATCATCGGTATCATACCACATATTTCCCTCTGTGGGGTTTCCTGGTGCTGATGCCTGTTTTGCTTGTTGTCCAGCCACTTCGTCTAAAGCAGCTGATAAATTCTTTGCAGATATTCCTGCTGAGCTATGAGTAATTTTTTTCGTATCTAATTGGAAAGACTCACTTGCTTTAGCAGTAGTTTGAGTACCAACAGATTTACTTGTCGCTGAAGTTGTTACTTTTACTGTTGTTGCCATTCCTTATCCCTAATCTGTTAATGTTTCTGTAGTTGCATACCTAGATGCTGTTTTACTAATATAAACTTCACCTTGAGCTATTCTACTATAAGAGTGAGGTGTAGTAGATGTGTCTCTTTCGACCATTTCCCAATATCCATCAAAATCATCTGATAAAAGTTGTGTCCATTGTGCATACAAATAAAGAGTAACTGTATAGGTTGTACCTGAATCAGTAGCAACAAGTTTACCTCTATTAGCTACATTGTTTTCAGTTATTTGAGTTCTATAGGGATTTGAAGAAGTCCCATCACCATCAGTACTGCCATCGAAATTAGTAGCTCCTGTATAGTCTTTACAGATTGTCACCATATAGCTTTTACCTGCATTGTCTATTAAATTTCCACTATTATCATAAAATCTAGTCGGAGCATCAAGGGTAACAATCAACTCATAATCTGCACCTTGCAATATTTCCATATTTGCATACGTTTTTGTTGTTTCGGGCATTTACTCTCCTAGTACAACATTACTACGTCTGTGGAACTAGATACAGTCGCACATATCGGATATGTGTGTCCTTTGATTAGCCAAAAAGCAACAACCGCACCATTAACGGTGAGATTGACACTTGCAGAAGTACCCTTCATGTGAACTGCTCTTGTAGCATCCTGGGCACTCCCAGTAGCTACTACTGCTTTCACATAAGGCGAGGTACTTTCATCTACTGTATAATCTTGTAATCCTTTAGCCATAATTTACTCCTTATCTCATTTCTGCAAATTCTACTGCAACTGCTTCACCACCATTATCATCAGTTAATACCCAAGTAGCAGCAGCTCCAGGGGTTGGTAAAAATATTCCTTGACCTGATTCTAGTTTTGCTATTTGAATATCTGCGTTACCTGCACCTGCATCACTACCATCACTACCAGCATTAAATTCAGTATGCGTAACTCTTCTAGAAACTATAACTTTTGTAGTTGTTTCAGCTGTGGTACTTAATCCGCTATCATATTTAAAACCTGTATGTTTAATCCACAAACCATCTGTCCCCGCTACAGTTGAAATTGTATTTGAACTTGTTCTACTTTGTTTGTGAGCTGCGTCATTATTACTCCAAGTTGGAGCAGTCCCTGTCCAAACTGAATCTGACTTTCCGCCACCTAAAGCTCTTCCTACACCATCCTCTATTACTTCTTGAACAACTCCTTCAAATGCAGCATTAGTTTGTATCGGCGTTACACTAATTGAATAATCTATTCTTCCTGCCATAATTTATCCTTTACTTAACAGAATAAGAACTAGACTGGGCTATATGTATCTTATTCTTGTTGCTTTCATTGTCAGAAACTTTCTTATGAAAATTTCTCATATAATATTCTTTTCTATCTAAATCCCCATCTCTTTCAGCCATCATCGCTTTTAAGTAATCAACAATTGCCAAAGAAAGAACTCTATTCAAATTTAGATGAGTTAATTCTGTAGGTGAAGTTACTTCTGTTAGACTAGAATACGCAGTACTTTCAGGGTCTTGCTCAACAAAAGGTTTCTCAAGAGCAGTATATTCAACTCTTATACCATCTTGAATTGTTTCATCAGGATAAAGAGTATCTGTTAAGCCATATTCCTTTGTAACTCCATCAGTATCAATTCCCCTAGCGACACTTCTTGTTATTCTATAAACCTGAAAAACTTTTCCTTGATGATAGTAAGCAAAATTTCTATTAGTATCGTAACTCATTATGGATTTGTATCCTCTGTTATATTCGGTCTTTTGGTCAACCTTTTAATTGCTTTATATTTATTATCATCTTGAGTGTCTTTTATACTAATCCCTATAACAGAAATTAAATCAGTTGGTAAGTAATAATCTCTTGTATTTTTAGTAAGGGTTTGTTTTGCTACTTTACTTACAACATCTGAAGAAGATTGAATGTTAGTTATAGCATCTTTGATAAAAGCAATAGATAAATTAGTATCTCTTGTATTGGCTCGTTCCATAATTTCTAATATTGTCATTATGTAGATGCTCCTTGCTCTGCTCTTTGACTTGATTGTTGTTGCTCTGGAGCTGTGATAGCACCAGTGATTGCACCTAATTCATTAATGGCTCTTTGGTAAAACATTCCACTAGTTTGAATTGATTGCTGACTTTTTTGAGTATATACACCAGCAGCTTGAATATCTAAAGCAAATTGTTGTATCTGTTTTTCTAATACTTTGCTTTCTTTTGCTAATTCTGCTTGGTATCTAGCACCTTCACCAGTTATTCTTTGCCCTTCTTTTTGAATCTCAGCTTGATATACTTGCAAAGAAGAATTAAAATCTTGAACATTCTTACTTAAATCTGCTTGCCATTTTGCTATGGCAGTTTCTACTCTAGTTTTTTCTTTAGTTAATTCAGTATTGTAATTAGTTATATCTGTATTTGTCCTTGATGCTTCTTTTGCTATTTCAGCTTGATATTTAGATATTTCAGATGAAAAAACTTGAATCTTCTTTTCAACTTCTCTTTGATATTTTGCTAATTGAGAACTCATTCTTGTAGCTTCTTTTTGAACTTGAGCTGAATAATTACCTACATCAGTTTGATATTTATTTAATCTTTGACTTACTTTTGAAGAAAAATCTTCTAATTTAGTTTTTTCTTTTTGTATCGTAGCTTGTGCTCTAGACAATTCTGAATTAGCTACACCAATTGTAGCAGCAGTCATTTCAGAATCTTCATCATTTAGCCACTCTTGAGCATTATTAGTAGTTACACTACCATCAATTAATTGTTGAGCTTTAATTAAAGCACCTGTAATTGAAGGAACATCTAAAGTATGAGAAAACTCTGAAGGAGAACTAATATCTATATCAGAGGTCGTAGGTGTAACAAAATCAGAAGGTAAATTAGTAGCAACAATTTCAATAGAAGGTAAAGACGTTGTTAAGTTTAATCCACTAGGTAAACTTGATGTAATATTAATATCTACTGGAAGAGAATTTGTAAAACTAAATGTTGGTAAAGTGCTTGAAATACTAAAAGTAGATGGTAATAAACTCGATACACTAAATGATAAAGTACCAGATGCAACTGCATCTATTTGAGCTTTACATAAATCTCTATATACTGATGCTAATCTAAAATGGTCTAAAGAAGCAGCGTAGAATAGTGCAATATTTTCATATTCTGCAAGAATCCAACTATCAGTATTTTCATCAACTATTGGAGGAGCTGAGTATACAATAATTCCCTTATCCCCTGTTTTAGTAAAAACTGTAGTAATAGATGTGAATGTAAAATCAGGCTTATTAGCCCCACTATATGTTATAGTACCTGCGTTTGATAATGTTATGTTAGTGCTATTTATACTACTAACAACTGTGTCGCTAGGAATACCTGGACCATCTACAATTTGACCAACGACTATTCCTGTCGCACTTGTAACGGTTAAAGTTGTGCTGCTAGCCGTAATGTTCCCTGATGTAGTAACCGAAGTTGCCCCAAGCTTGGCATAATATTCGGTTGAAGAGCCATCATTGTAATCAGGGTCTGGTTTAATATAAATTTTACCAGATAATTTATAAAATTTTGGAAACATTTCAGTTGCTTTAAGCAAACTTGAATCCTCGTCAAATATATGAATATTTTTATCAGGAGATTCTGCGCATACACGTCTTTTGCCTCCATCGTATCTATAAACTGCTAAAACCTTATCATAGGCAATAGAAGACCCTGTCCCTATTTGGTTATCTCCACCTGAGTCCCATCCTGTTATTTCACTTTCAGAGGCGATAGTCCATAAAAACTTTTCAGGTAGAGCTGATAGCAAAAACTTTGAACCTGCATTGATATAGGGAACTAAATATCTAGACTTGCTATCATTCCCTGTAATGTTATTTACTTTTTCCCAAATTTTCATTTAATACCTTATAATCTACGGGGGGAAATAAATCCCCCCATATTATTGATTATTGTTTTATGATAACGCAACACTACCGACGTTTGCCAAATCTGTCCCGTCTCCTGCACTGTCGAACATTACGACAATACATTCATCAGGGGCATTTAAGGTAACTACGGTATTAGTTCCGTTCCATGTTCCACTAGCAAGAGTAACTGTATGAGCAGCAGTGCCAGAAGCACTAGTGTCTTTTACAGAAACTATTTGACCAGCGTAATCAGCGCCATTTATTCCAGTCATAGCGATTACAGAAGTTGAGCTTAACTCAATATGTCTCACCTTCCCACTATCACTTCCCATAGCAGCTGAAGCAGTGTATTCTTTTACAAATACATCTTTATCAGTAGCAACGGCAACTTTGTCGTCAGCTACGTTTTGTCCGTACATTGGATTAGCCATTATTCACACTCCTTTATACTGTCCAGATAGCATGGGCTTCGGGCATATGTATCTCGAGGCCAGCTTCTGTTTGGATTAAGTCGACTCTACGGTCAACGCCACTATTTTCAAGAGTTTGAACACCAACGTAAACTGAGGTATCACGATTTTGTCCATTACCAACTAGAGGTCGGTAAGCACAATATCTCATATTAATACCAAGCAAACCAATGTTAGTTCCGTCAAGGTGAATATTTCTAGCAACACTCATATCTCCATAAGGAGTAGAGATTGTTGAAATATCAACACCAAAGACTTTACGTTTTCCAGTCATAGACATTTCAGCACGACCATAAGAAGTACCATCGGTAGCAGGAGTTTGATTTCCTACACCTACAATACCTACGTTGTTGCTAAAGTATCCACTTAACTTATGTAACCAGTTGTAAACAGCTGTGCTACAAAAGAAAACGGTTGCATTTGCATTGTTGTAACGAGGGTCTAAGAATGCACTCATGTCATCAAGAAAATCATCTTGAGTTTTGCTTGCAGTTGCTAAACTGAACTGATTACCAAATGCACTAATGTAGTTTACAACTCCATCAGTGTACCAAGCGTCACCTGATGTTGAAGCAGTACCATTAAATAATAATGATTGCTCAATATCATATTTGTGTTCAATTAACTTCTCTTTCCATACTCTTGCCCATTCACTTGAATCGTACTTAAGAACAGTTGCTCTTGCAGTATTATCCATAGCCATAGCAGTCTTCCAAATCTGAGTATTTCCAAATCCAGTTTTGAAAGGTTGGTCTTTCCATGTTTCAGGATAACCACTACCTTGTTCGTGGGCAGTTCCAATTACATAACTACGCTTTGGGGCAAGGTCTTCTTGTGAGTTTGCACCTGTTTGGTAGTCAGTTTGATGTTTATAAGTAGACTTTAAAACGCTTGGTGTTTTTACCACTTCAACTGTAAGTAGTTTTGCTTCACCAGCCGCAGCTAGAGCTGCACTACCACTTCCACCAGAAGCAGGTACTGAAGCATCTTCAACGTTAGTTACTTTATAAATACCATAATCTGTTGATGACGCATTTCCTAGAGTTCCATGAGCAGGTACTTTAATAAGTTGACCTTTCATGAAAAATTCAGGTTGCGTTCCAGCTCCACCAATATCAATGATATCAGAGCCAGTTTGTCCATATACAGTTCCTTGATTTCCTGCGGATTTGTAATCAGTTACCATACAAAGTTTAGTTGTATTGGCACTTAAATCACCGTGACGTGCAGGCATTCCTGAATCAGCAGCTCCAAATAAATAAGCATAACGCTTATGAAATGAAGGTCGCCTTTCAGTGTATTTGAACTGAGGGTCGTCACACGGTTTCTTAGAGATTTTTGAAACTAAACGGAAGAAAGGGTCTTGAGCTATTGCGAGTTCAGATACCCTGCTTCCGAAGTTATATTTCCGTCTAAGGTCACCAGTCGAAAGACTACTATTATCGTCAGCAACACCTAAGTTGCTTAGATTAAATAAATCAGCCATTTGACTTACTCCTATTCTATTTAGGGTTTAGCAGATGGCTAATAGACTAATTCATTTAGCTATTAACCAAATGCGTTTTCTAGTTCCTTGTCAATCCCTAGAATAGTATCAAAAACTTGGACATCTTCAGAAGTTTCCACTTTTGCAGAACCCTGAGTTGCAAGTGATTTTGGTCGTTGTTGGGTTTCTTGAACCTTTTTAACGGCTTCTTGACTTGCAGACCTAGCAATATTGTTTTCTCTTTGACCTCTGTTTTTTAAATAGTATATATCATCTAATGAAAGCGATTGATTGTCAGCAAATTGCTTAAAATCATTCCATTCAGAATCATTCATATCATGCTTTTGACGAAAATCACCGATTTGCCTTTCAAGAGTAAACTCTTTCTTTTGCTTATCGAGTTCGTTGTTAAGCCTTCTTTGAACAACACCATCAATAGTCCCATTTAAAACCCTGGCTGAATCACTATTAGGATTGCTAACAGCTTCATCAGGGTCAAAGATAAAATCTTCACCAAGTTCCATTTTATCAACCATACTTTTAGGGGCTTGACCACCACCCTCAAAATAATCTCTCACATGAGTGACTAAATTAGGGTCTTTACGCATTTCATCAAGAACGGGCATATAAGGTTCAAGTTCTTTTAAGCGTTGGTTAAGACGCTTACCTTCTTCGCTTGAATCTGAATACCTTTTTTTAAGAGTCTCAATGTCCTCTTGCTGAGCTTCGTCAACAACTTGAGTGTCCTCTTGTGTGTTATCACTAGGAGCAGTGTTATTTGAAGTTTCATTTGTGTCGGCATCGTCAATTATTCCACCGTTAACTTGTTTGTCTAAATCGCCAAAAAAGTCACGAGGATTATCGTCAGAAATAAAACTTTCGGGGGCAGAATTTATATCGACTTCTGCGTTGCCTACTTGTGCTTCTTCCATTTTAAATAGCCTTTTTGTTAGTTAGTAATTTATTTCTCTTGCTTATTATCTTGCAAGTTCTTTTTCATATCGTCATTTATCAGTTTTCTATAATATTTTTGTTGAGCTTCTGTCTCTAAAACATCTTTTTTAGTCTCCATAGAGCCAGTGTCAATATTATGTCTTATTCCTGCTTGAACTAATTGTCTACTTAGGGTTTCTATCGTTCCGTCTTTATCTTTTACTGCTTCATCTAACTGTTCAACTTGTGATTGTAATTGAGAATACATTGATTTTCTTTCAATAATACTCTCTTTGCCTCTTACATCTGTTTCTGATAACATGGCAATATCGTCAATAAGTCCAGCCTGATACCATCTAAAGTATTCTTCTAATAATGCCCATCTATTTATTGGCATTGAAGCACCTGCTACTATTCTTACATCAAATCTAGCAGTAGCATAATCAGACCACTTATTTATTTCTTCCCCATAATCATTATATATAGGGATATTAATTCTTGTTTCTTTTTCAGAATGACCACCACCAGCGGTTGGCTGAACAATTCTAAATACTTTATCAATTGTATAATGAGTTTGAGATATTTCTTTAAATACTGTTCCTGTTTGCTCTAAAGCTGGTTCTAATACACTTCCCATCCATGCTTTAATTCTTCGTGTGCCAAATTCATCGTTTGCAAGTAATCCTCTGTAAGTATCAGCTTGTTGCTGTGTGAATCCCATCATGGCACTTGGAATACCAGCTATATATTCCATATCTGCTTTACCTTCTTGAGTGATTGTATAAAAAGCATTATTAATAGCTGCTGGCAATATTGGTGTGGGAGGGGTAAATCCTTGTCGGTATTTTAAAAGAGCACCTGGAGCAGATGAGTATTGTTCCCATTCATCCTCAGGGACAGAGCCTTCTTCATACATCCATCTAAGGTTTGAAGCTAAATTTGCATTATGAACCATAACTTGATGAGCTTTGTTAATCTCTTGTTGTTTACCAATCATAGGACTAACTGCCGACATTGGATAAGGAGTGCCAGTGTATAAGTAAGGTACAGGTATTATTGGATATTCACGAATAGGCAAAATATATTCATATAAAGTAATATCAGAACCAAGAGTACAAGTTACCTTTACTCTAGTCTCAAAATATTCACTTGATTCAACAATACTTGATGCAACGTCTTGATTCTCCATTAAAATGTCAAATTCTTCTTTACTTACAACTTTCTCTTCTACTCTATTTAATTCTTCTTGAGTAGAATATTCTATTTCTGCTCGTTTTTGTTGTATACCATTAACTAATTCTTCTTCAGCTTTTTGTATTTCGAGATTAGCTCTTTCTTCTATAATCTCACCAGCTTCAAAAGCTTGTTGTATTGATAAAATCTTTTCTTTTGTTGTAACACCTAATTCATCTTTAAATGCTTTAAGTTTTTGAGCTGATATTTCTTTTACTTGGTTAATATCTTCTTTTGTTGGAAATACTTTCATGCTCATATTTACATAAGGAACACGAACCTTTTCATAACATTCATGATATGCTATAATATCATCTCTATCTCCATCTGGAGAAACGCTAGTAACAATATCCTCAGGAATAATAGCATCAGAGTCACTCCTATCTGCTTGAGAATAAGCTTCAATACTTCCTTGCTCACTAGCTTTTGCAATCTTTCTTGAATGCTCTGGGAACATATTTTTTAATTGTTCTCTAGCTAAAGTTTTTCTAACCATAATAAATGATGCATCTCTAAATAAGAAATCACGACTCATTGGGTCAGGGAAAACATCATAAGGGTCTATTTTTCTAAATACAACATCACCTTTTCCATTATCGAGGTCTTGGTCAATATCTACAAAGAAATAACCCATACCTTTTGTCAATGTATCAAGAACAACACTAGCATAAACAGCTTTACCGTTGGATAAACTCCAACAATATTCAGATATATCACTATGTACTTGAGCAATATTAGTATCACTACCCTCAACAGCCACAGCTTTCCATTTTGGATTATTAGCTGTAACAAAATATTTCATTGTTTCAATAATAGGTGTAATTCGATTAATCTCGAATGTGGGCATCCCTGATTCTCTTAATGTTTCTAACTCATCTTGAGTTAATTGTTCATTAAGATAAAAATCAAATCCTTTTTGACTGTCAGATTGCCACTTAACTCTTTCTTCAGAATTAGCAGAGTTCCACATTTGATAAATACGTTCTGCTTTTTTAGTTCTTGCCATAATTACCTTTTTTTGCTTTCCCTTTTTTTGGAGGTCTTCCTCTTTTTCTTCCGTATGTGCCTTTACCTTTAGGCATTATTCTTCTCCGTAATTATCTAAAAGCCATTTTTTTAACTTAGGTGAAACCACATGATGTGTTTGGTATTCATCTGTATCTTTTTCATCATATAAAGACTCGTCATACCCATGTGAATGTTCACCAATTTTAGCTTTTGCTAATTCTTTTCTTGAATCAAATTTTGAATATCTTTTTGGGTCTTTAAATCTCATAGCATGACCTAATTCTTCAACCGCTAATTCAGCGCTTGGGACTGGAAAAAATCTACCAGGAGGTAAATGAACAGTGTCGCTTTGGAAAAGTTTATTTAATAAATTTTTTGGAGTTTTATATCCCATATCCCAATATGCACCTTTTGGTTTAAAAAATCCTTTATTTCCCCCACTAGTTTGCATCATATAAGGTTTACCTGCTTGCTCCCATAAACTTTTTAATCCTTCACTAGGCACAAATTTTTTTGGAGTATCTTTTTCAGGATTAAGCATACTTCCATAGCTCATTGACGAACCACTTCCTGGGGGAAACATTCTATCAAAACTTTCTTCAGGAGAAAAATACATCCAATCTGTTAATTTACCACCTGCTTCAGTGACTTTTGATAATACATCTTGCACTCTTTGTGTTCTACTTGGTTTAGCATCAGTTAAAGAAGGGGGAAGACCTAATCTTTTTTCTTTTGCTTCTTTCCCTTTATTGTTCAACCATCCTGACATATTAAGATACTAACCAACCTTTTGCTTTTCTTTTTGGTTTATACCACTCTCTAGTCTTCTCTTTTTGCTTCATATTAGGAGGAAAAGCATGTAAAAGTGCATAAAATAGTGTTTCAATGGTGTCATCATGAGCCATTCTTGCTCCGAATGTAACAATTTCGTGCTCTAAATCAAACATATTTTCCCGTAAATGTATAGTTCCTGTGCTAAAACGACCAGAAAGACCAGAATATATCTTATTTCGCTTCTCTCTGCCCCCTGGTTTCTCAGGAATTACGCTAATAGAAAATTTATTCTCTATCCTTCTTCTCTCATTTAAAGATTGAAATACTGACCTATTCATAGCTACATCTTCAACAGTCGATGATATACAATGATACTTTTCATGCATTTGCATAATATAATCAACTACTCCCAGCTTACCTATAACATTGTCCTTACCATCTCGACCTGCCACAGTTGGGATTGACCTATGGCGTTCATACTCTAAAACATATACTTCATTCTCAGGAGTAACGGCAACTGCCATTATAACCGAGAAGTCAGAAGTCTTAGTATTAATATCAGTTGCAGGGTCACAACCAACAAAGGTATTAACTGGTATCTTTTCGCCTTCAATAAATATATAATTAAGACCCTCTTCATGTTCGTATCGACCTTTCCAATGTTTTATATACTTTCTTCCCCAAACAGCTTCATCTTCATTTTGAACTTCTAATTCATACTCTTGATAGTAACCATGTATTCTACCAGCTTCCTCATATTCCTTCTTCATCGTATTTAATCTTTTTCGAGGAAAATACGAGTTCCAAAGTACACCACCTGGCATTTCTGGCTGAGTAGATTTATAACTAATTACATCCCAAGTGTAATCATCTTTATTTTCAGCTTTAGCATATCCATCTAATATGTTTTGACATAAGCTATCAAAGTGAACAGGGGTTCCTGCAAATATTAATCGACCTGTATGTAAATCAAGAGCAGGTTTAACACCATTATAGACAATATTCTTAATCTTCTCTCTAGCATCTTGGGTAACAGTGTTTGTTTCACTCTCTGTATCATCAAGTGCTACTATATCATAACG